TTCCTCGGACAAGGCTGTCTGCCGACCAGAATAGGCCGGACGGCGCATTGCTGGGACCGCCGCGAAGCGGAAGCGCCCGCACTATTTTCTGGGAAGTTATGTATGCGTTGCCCGCTCCGCTCCCAGTGTAGTCCGCAGGGGCGTTAGGCACCGACCAAGCCACATAGCCATCTGCGCCATAGACGAAAGTGTAGGGCGCTAGCGACACTACGCCTCCCGTTGCGTCAAAATTAGCCGGTACGGCTGAAACAGCTGTTAGCGCCGCGGTGCCTAGCAAGTCGCCCGTGAACAGCTCACCGCCTGCAGTGTTGCATATGCAGCCTAAGTTTGGCGCTACTTGGGCGACAATTTGGTTGCCGTTAGTGGTGTCGTACGCGGCCGCAAACTGCCACATGTTGCTATCGTTGGCGGTGAAGCCTGACGTAGGTGTGCGATCGCTTATGACGCTAGTGTTGAACGCACCGTCGATATAAAGGCGCTCCAACTTGTTTGCAGATCCAGCGTGTAGATATGTGCGCTCGTCTTGGGTGTACTCGTGCAGTTGGCGCACGATCTCTTCCACGTACTTGTTGATAGAGCGGTAGCCGCCCATCTTGCGTGGGAGGCCGCGCTGGAAGCGCACCCAACGCCCGTCTGTGTAAAACGGATTGGCAAGAGCGGTGCCGTCGCGAGCGATCCCCGCCTGCGATTGAATGCGGATGATCTCTTCCGGCACGTTAGAATACTCCGCCGTCTACGGTCCCTGCTTGCGCGATACCGAGTGCCGTCCAAGCATCTGCTTGCGTAGACGCAGTAAAGAGGGCTATGCCTACGCTCGTACCTCCAAGATTGATCCGTGCGCCAGAAGCCGAGGTAGCTCCAGTACCGCCGTCAGCTATGCCAACCGGCGTGGACACACCGCTAGACGTATCGGCATCTACGACGTCGCTGCCATTGCTGTAGAGAATAGCGCGTTGGTTTTGCCCAACAGATACCGGCGTTACTTGCGATGGCGTTTTTACAGACAGGGTGTAAGAACCGGTGGTAAGGTTACTAACCCAATACTGCTGTATCGTTGGCGGAACGATAATCACTGCGTCGGACGTCAGGGTGCCCACGAACTCGTATGCAATTCGGTTCAACTCAGAACCAGAAAGCGTGTAGTTGCCCCCGGTTACCGCTACAGATGTGTAGTCAAACGCAAAGACAGCGCGCTGGCCGAGCCCGATCGTATACCAGCCGAGACCGTCACTAACAATTACGGCACTGTCCTCGGGCTGCAGCGTTATGTTAGCGCCGCCGTTTATCAGATCGGTGCCGTCTGCGTCTATTGTCAAAGTGCCGGTTCCGGCGTTGCGCACGTTAAAGAACCAGCCATCTCCAACTACAGAAGCCGAGGGGAGGGAAAGCGTTCCGCTGCTGCCCGTCCACACATACATCTTGGCTCGATCGGACGCGCCTGCCGTGTAGTTAGAAGCAAAAGTGTCGACTTGGTATTGCTGCGCGAGGGTGGAGCCTGTGGCAGTAAGGCCGGCTCCCGCGAGGCTAGAAGCTTGGGCGTTTGCCGTCGCGGCACCAAAGCGATACGAGCGCCACGTGCCTGCTGCCGTGCTGTTATCGGTCAGATACAGCTCCCACTGCGCCCCCGAAGAGATGCTAAGCAGCGTACCGCCTGCGCTATTCTTAACGGTTACAGTCGCCGCGCCGACGTTGTTGAACAGGATGGTCTGCCCTACACCCGTCTCGTCTGCAGGAGGCATTGTAATGCTCTGTGCACTAGCAGCCGATACGTCAATTATACGGGCGACAACGTTCCCAGTAGCCGCACTTTCAATAGGCCAGCTAAGCGTAATGTCGCTGGTTAGTGTGTAAGACTTATAGGATACGTCTGAAGGGTAGATGGTGTTTCCGCCAAACACCTGTGTGTAGGTCATTTACGCCTCCTTGCGCACGGAGGCGCGATCTAAGATTTTGCCGATATCTTCACCATTAAGAGAGGCAGCTGCGCGGTCGTACATTTGCTGCCACACGGCTATGCGCTCGTCATTCTTGAGGAAAGGCGTCGCTTCTAGCAACGTGCCGTAAAGGAGAAGCTGCGGCGCGTATTCCGTCATCCAATTTGTCTGCAGGCTGTCGTTTAGAAGCGGAGGCAGCTCGTAATAGATGACCTCCATAGGGTAGTCTGCGTCCGGCGTGGGAGCCAAAAGCCAGTGATCGTAGTCATAATCTGCATAAAACTCTGGCTGAGATGTCGCGGTGGCGTCCGGCCAATAGCTGCGTATGTACTCGTACGAACGCCCGAAAAGCGTCTTGCGTGTATTGTTTCCAGAGCCGGTGCCGATGTTCATAGATACCACGTCGCGCCAGCGATCGGGCTTTGGGTATACTGACTGGCCTGTTGTGAGGGTGGAAGTTACGACGTTAATAAAGCCCTGAACTTTGAGTTCGCGGGCGATGCGTCTCTCAGCAAGATTGATAAGACGAGGTATCTGCTCGTATACGATCGGGTCTGTAACTGCCGAAGCGCCACGCTCAAGATAGCGCCGGACGTCCTGCTGGAGCGTAGTGAAGGTCATCGTCGTAGACATAGCGGGCCCCTTATATCACTTTTTGTCGATCTGCACAGCCGCCAACCAAGCCTCGACTGTCAAGCGATGCTTGACACTGCATTCCATGTAGCGAGCAATCAAATGGCTTTCCCAGAGCGCCCGCTCCGGATCGATCAGCGGGTCAGGCACATTGTCGAGTGGGCGGCAGTTACTCTCTAGGTTCGCCGGTGGCGGCGGCATTGGCGTTATCGACACCGCTTTGGAGCACCCCGACAACATTATCAGGAGCAGCACAGCTAAGAGCGGGAGCAGGCACTTCACGATAAATCTCGCGGATGCTCGTTCCTCGGCTGGCTCCCAGCCCATCGGCATAATCTCTGAGGGTCTCGTAGGCTCTGGCTTGTTGTTCGAGTTCATTCTGCATCTCCTGCTGCCGTTCCGCAGCCTCTTCCAAAGCGTTCGCAAGTGCAGCGTCACATTGCCAATCCCTTATCTTGTAGCCTGATATTGCGCTTAGTGCCAAGGCTCCACCCAGGATGTAGGGTGTAAATGAATTAGATAATATCACTCTCGGCCCCCTTAATCTTGCCCCATTCACGGACAGCAAACGCGGTTGAGCAGGCGGTAATCACTGCCGCCCAGCCCATAAGTTCGACAGGCTCTTGCTTGAGTAGGGGAATCAGAACGCCATTAACAGCGACACTAGCCGCAATACCCACGCAGGTCAGCGGCCTCCACCAGACACGGATTGCTTCACGAACTTTAGCGGTCCACTTCATTGCGGGCCTCCTGTTTTCGCTTGGCACGTTTGTCTTTGGCCGGGGCGCGGAACACCTTGGGCTTGAAGTGACGTAATGCACCTGCGTGTGGATTGCGGACTTTGGACATGACCATCTTCTCTATCAGAATGGCCGTATACCATATTGGCACAAAGACAAAAACCCAAACCGAACCAGTGCAGAGCAAGAATACCGCTGCAAAGATCGGCGGCAGAATCACTGCCTTGCCATGCGGAGTGCTGCTTGCTCCACCTCGTTTACCCTGCGGGTCCAACCCCTACCAAACACGTTAAAGTGACGTAGTTTGCGGTAATACTGATGCCGAAGATCCGAATACCCTCGAATCATCTCGTCCAGACCCAATGCAGAACGCTTGTCCTTTAGTGCCTGCATTGTCTTAGGGCCGATGATGCCATCAGGTTTAGCGCCGACAAGCATCTGAAAATATCGCTTCGCTCGATTGGGTCCAGCGTTCACACCGAAGTCAAACACGCACAAGTCTAGCCCGGCTGGCAGCTCGTCGCCCTTCACAGCATCCCAATACTTTACCCTATAGAGGGTGCGAACGTGGTCAGGTGTTAGGCCACGCATAATCTTTTCGCTCACAGGATAGCCAACCCATTCCTCGTAAACCTTTTGGGTCACACCAAGGTTAGTGCGCCCGCCAGGGTCATCCCGGTGATTAACGTATCCTCCCTCGTGCTTCAGAAGCTCTGTGAGCGCAAAATTGAAGTTACAGCGCATAACCTACCTCTTCATTCTTTCACGCGACTCACGAGCCATCTGAGAGCAAGCCTCTCGCATTGCTGCACCCAAGGCTTCGGCCAGCCTATCTTTGCGTGGCTGAATACCGAAGAATGCGAGGATGCCACGAATGCCCATGACGTGACTTTACGCCCATCTGAAAAAATAATCAATTTCGTATCGTTTTTTGCTTGACCCATGTGTGTCCCCTGTTATTATGGGGACATCAAGAGCAAAGTAGATATGAAAAGGAATACAAAGCAGGCCAAAAAGTTCATGTTCGCCTTAGCTGGCAGGATGATGACTGCTGGACAACTGGCCGCTTTATCAAAGCCACCGCCAAGCGAGTTCAGGTTGATAGCGACATTCGCGGCGTGGCTTTTTTCTCACCGCATAATGTTCGGCCCGCCTAACCCCAAGGGGGAGCTTCGGCTCCCCACCATTTAAGGAGAGATGAGATGGACCCTATAAGTTACAGCAAGCCCGTAAAATTCACCCCACCAACGCCCAGGCAGAAAATGCATCGCATCGCCGCGCAAAAGGCATTGGCAAAACGCCGGATCAAAGAAGAACTGGACTACATCACCCAGCTTGACCAGCAACTTGCAGAAATCTTCGCTAACCATGCCTGATTGGTCCAACTACCTAACCGCCGAAGAACGTGACCAGCTTGACCAAATCGAGCAACAGCGCAAGGCACTGCGCCGAGTGCGCCATACAATTTATGAGAGGGCAAAGAAGCGGAGGCAGCGGCAATCTATATGATTTAGCCGCTCACATCACGCACCGCCCGCTTTGTTCGCCTGCCCTGATACCAGTGAGCGCAGTCCCTGCACTGTAAACGCTGCACCTGAAAATTTCGTGTGAAAGAGTAACCACGCCTCTGCACATTTAAGGAACCACAAGCCGGGCAAGCCTCACTGTTGCCAATCCCAAGATGCGGATGGTTTTTAATGTAGGGACGAAGTTTCTTATATAGTTTTTCGGTGAGCTGAGTGTCCTGCTTGTTGTAGCGTTCCATCAGCCGCTGGGCCTTCTGGTCGCCATCGAGAACTTCAGTCCACAGTGAGTGACCTTGATGCTGCACCTTGCTGCCGATGCCAAGCAACTGGCTCACATGGTCTAGCTTGTGACTGTCGAAGCGGAACTGTTGACGAACCACTTTGTAGAGGTCAATGGATGCCGTGGGTGGCGGTGGCTCCATGCCGCTCTTGACGAACTCCCCGCGCATATACTTGTTATCGAAACCATCGTTGTTGTAGCCGCAGACCGCATCAGCCTCGTTCCAGAGGTCGTGCATGGCCTGGAGCATTCCCTGGTGGCCGTCTGTCCAATCTGAGTGAAAGTGAACCTTGCTCTTTCCATACCACTTAGCAGCAAAACAAATCACGCCACCAAACTCACGAATTTGCGCCAATCCGAGGTTCTGGTCGCGCATCCCCCAGACTTCCGCGACCATCGGTCGAGTCTCTATATCGTAGAACAATATCTTTGGATGGGGCATAAGCCCTCCCGATTTATGATCCCGAAGGGCTAACGTATCTTATTCAAGCAATGCTTTCAACAAATTACCAATAGAAGCACCAATACCAGCCGCGAAGAGCGCGACACCTATCAAGATGCCAGCGCCCTTGTTCTTTAATGCAGCTAGTTCAGCCATGTCTTCAATCTGGTCTTCTTCGACCCGATCCAGCTTGGCTTCGATGCGCTCAAGAATGACTTCAAGACGGGCCAGCCGTTCTGCTTCAGTGAGATTGATGCTAGGCACTTTTCCGGCTCCCCTTCACGATTTATGAGGCTTCGTCTTCGCCGTCAGGCGCAGGCGGCAGTTGCCCTTCGGCCTGCTCCTTGATTTTAACGACCAGAGGCCACGCACCTGAAGACGTTGGGAGTTGTCCCAGCGTCCCCAGAACGGCGTTTACTTCGTCAACGGTAAGCGTGAGATTGATGTCCACGTATCTTACTCCGCAGGCTCTTCAACAGGCTCGTCAGCAACAGGCGCCCAGGGCAGAGGCTTGCTTTCAACAGGCGGTGCAATCTTGTCAGCAATCTGCTGCTCAATGTTGGCCTTGTATTCAGCGACCTGCTCATCGCCCAGAGCGGCCTCAACCCAACCGATGACCTGTTCTTCGGTCAACTGGTCGAAGGGAACAAAGCTGCCAGCTTCCGGCTCTTCAAACGATACGGTGCCGTAGACACCAGCCGAGAACTGCCCGCCGCTCAAGAACTCGCCATCAAGCCGCCAGTGAGCGGTGATGACTTTGGCCGGGAAAGCATCATCTGTGTTGCTGCAATCCAGTGCAGCGATAGTCCAGGTGTAAGTAGTAGAAGACATGGTTATTGTCCTTCGAGTTGCGCCACGCGGGCGGTTAGTTCCTGCACAGCCTTCACCAATGCTGCAACAATTGCTCGGTCATTAAGGCCGATAAAATCGTCCGTCTCAACATAGGCTTGCGGGATGTATTCCTTCACCTCTTGCGCCAAGAAACCAAGCTGTTTGGGGGTGTCTTCGGTCTGGCCCTTCATGCGATACAGAGTCGGCTTCAGCGCCATAATCTCATTCAAGCCAATCGACGAAGCCTCGAAATCGCGCTTCTTGTCTGCATCCGACAGCGCGGTATACGCGCCAGTGCTACCGTTGATCGACGCGATGTTCGCCGATCCGTTATAGAGATAAACCGTCCCGCTGCTGGTATACCAACCATACCAATTGGCGCTTGAGGTCACACCCCCAGCGCGATCTTCCCAGAAGAAACCAGCAAGCGATCCTTTCGATACAATCTCACTCTGCGCTTGCACAAAGCCGGTAACGGAAGCGGCGGTTGTGGTAGTTGTCCCCACCAGCAGTTTGCCGTTGCTGTCGATGCGCATGCGTTCGGAGCCAGCGACATGAAAGGCCATAGCTTCACTAGTGCGGTTCAACGAAATAAAATTATTAGTGTTAGAGGAGAAGTTATCGTGGTCAAAATAGATGGCTGGGTCAGCGCCTACTGCCTTCATATCCATACGAATATTTTTAGCGGTTTCCAGATTGACGTAGCCAGTTGAGTCAATGGTAGTGAGGCCAATCCCTACATTCCCGCTGCTGTCGATGCGGACGCGTTCCAGCCACGCGCCACTACCGTAATTCCAAAACGTGAAATTACCTTGGCTGTTCTGCAAGGTCATTGCGTTATTAGTGGTGCCGTCCTCCAAAGTGATATTCGGGCCACTCTGGATCGTAGTGCCGGAAGACGTCCGCGTGATGTAAACGTCTTGAAGGATGGAGCCAGAG